TAAAGATTGTAGACGATAAGAAAAGATCCGCTCTTTTCCTCAAGCAGGGTGGTGAGACTTTGAAGTGGGCATATAAGCGTGGTGAAGGTATGCCTGAGCCCGAAGAGGTGTTCAACAAAAAAGGAGAACTTGTTTCTGTAGATTGGTCTGAGGTTGAAGCTTTCCGGATTGACAAGGTTAACGAGTTGAATGCTCGTGCATCTGAGGCCAAAGCATATAACAATATGGTTGCCGGTCCTTCTGTTGTTGAGACAGAAGAAGTTTACCAGGAAGAAGAAGGTAGCGATCTCCCATTTTAATTATGTCACGAGGCGTAGCTAATCCTACTCTTGCTGATAAGATTGGTAAAAAGGTGGAACCTGTTCACATGAAGCATTATGCTAGTGAGCAGGTTTCCATCATACGCCAGTCTTCTATCAAGAGTGCAGTCGAACTGATGAGCGGTTGGATTGCGAAGGAAGACAAGAAGTACAATCCTCAGCAACTTGTAGAATTGACTCTGCTTGCTGCCGAAGAGTTTGAAAAATGGGTGTTAAGAGATGAATCTACAACTAGTACAAATTAACAAAGATAAAGCCTATGACGAATGGCTTAACTTCCGATCACGAGGCTTAGGGGCTTCTGAGGTCGGAACATTGATGGGCGTAAATAGCTGGAAGAGCCCAGCTGAATTATATTACCAGAAGATTGGTCTCATCCCCCAAAAAGCACAGCAGAATATTCCTATGTTCATGGGAACTATTATGGAACAGACTGTTGCTGAGATATTTTCCTATTGGGATGGAGACGATGAGTCCATGCTCAAGAATCATGAAGCCGGGACCAAAGTGCGTACTTTATACGAGCCGGTGGGTTACATTGTAAATCCTGAGTATCCTCACTTATTCTTCTCTCCGGACCGCTTGCAGATAAACAAAAGCGGTATTCGCATACGCAATGGTCAGATTAATCTCAGCAGCGTTGAGGCAATTATCGAGATTAAGACAATCAGCGGTTGGAGCAGTAAGCAGTGGGAAGGTGGTGTTCCTCCATCCTATTACTTGCAGTTGCAAACCTACATGATGGGCCTTGGTATAGACAAAGGTTACTTGGTTGCACTTGAAGACGGAAGAAACTTGAAGGTCCACTATTTTGAGAAGGATCAGGAAATCATGGACGCTATCGCTAATGTAACCAAAGACTTTTGGGATCGGGTTGAAGCAGGTCGTTTAGCTCTTGAGTTAGGAGAGGACTATGATCAGTTTGCTCCTCCTCCTGATGGGACAGAAGCATATGCTGAGTACTTAAATACTCGCTTTGCCAATCCGGAAGAGAATTCAATTGTCAGCACTCCTGAGATAGATGAGCACATTGAGGAGTATCTTGCCATTGGGCCTCAGATCATGGAACTAGAAGAAAAGAAGAGAGAACACTCCAATTACATAAAAGCCTACATGGGTGAGAATATGATAATTGACAGCGAATTGGCAAGAGTAACCTGGAGACCCAATAAGAACGGTACTAGAGTATTTAGGATAAATTAATGAAAGGGGATATAGAGTGGTACAAAAATATGTGGTCCACAAGACAGAACCATCAATGCGAAGAATGTGGTGTTCGTCTTCTACACTTTCATCCGATGTTTGTGTCTCATATATTGTCAAAAGGAGCATATCCGACTTTGAGACAGCATCCCGAAAACTGGATGCTATACTGTATGGCTTGTCATCAGCTTTGGGAGTTTGGGAATCGGAAGACGATGAAGACGTATCCCAGGGCGATGGAGATAGCTGAAAGGCTGAAGAGAGAGTACCACGAAAGCAAGAAAAAGTAGATATTTATACACATTGTAAAAATTTATTTGCAAGTTGTAAAGTTTTGTACTTAATTTGCATTCATGGAAGCAACCAAGAGAAGCAAGCAGTATTGTCCCACTTGTAAAAAAGAAACAATGCACACACCTAAGTTAGGACTTGCCCCTCTTAACAAAAGGTTATGCGAAGTATGTAGAACAGTAAATGAAGTAATAAATGACACCACAAGAAAAAGCAAAAGAAATAGTCTATAAATTTTATGATGAAATAAAATATATGGAAAGAGCTAAACAATGTGCAATGATTGCAGTCGATGAGGTGTTGAATGTATTGCCACAGCAAGAATATCTTGAAGATAGAGGTGAGTATTCTGAAAATAGGGAAAGAATTTATTGGAAAGAAGTAAAAAGAGAAATTGAAAATTTATGACACAGACAGCAGTAGAATGGTTATACTTACAAATGAAGAAGTATTGTGATGATTCCAATGTACCTAATGACTTGCTTCAACAAGCCAAAGAAATGGAGAAAGAAGATCATAAAAAAACTTACTACCAAGGTCTTAATAGTAATTTCCAAGACTTTGAACAATACTACAGCGAAACATTCGGAACAAAAGAGCAAATGACACGAGAAGAAAAATTAGAAACAATAGTAAAGCTATTTGCAAAGAGTATGTTTTATGGATATTGGGAATGGGAAACTCCAAATGAAAGAGTCATAACTATGCTAATGCAAGAAGTTGGTATGTTTCCGTTTAAAGATGAGGATGATATGATTTCCAAAACTTCAGTGAGTGAAGACTTGTATAAAAAAGCAATTAAAGAAGTAATACCAAGACAAGCTAAAGGATGGGACGAAAGTACACCATATAAAACCTACGAGAAATGAAACAAACAGCAGTAGAGTGGTTAATAAAAAAGATTGAAAATAAGAATGGTAAAGAATTTAGTTCTTACTATAATGAATTTATTGAACAAGCCAAAGCAATGCACAAGGAAGAAATATTAATTGCTTATGATAACGGATGGGAGGCAGGTTCTTATAACCCAGAACAATACTACAACGAAACATATGGTAAAAATACTACTGACAATACTAATCTATGAGTTCTTTAGATGGATTATTAGAGAAATTTGGTATAACACAATAAAATAATACAACGAAGAGTATGGAACCAGATTGGATTAAACTTGTAGATAAGTACTGGCACGCCATGAGCGAGGAGACCAGGAAAGAAACTTTTAATCATTGGGTATCGACTCCCGACTTTGATGATATGCGTGAAAAAGATGAAAAGGTTAGACTATTCTACGCTAGATTCCATCCGGATAATCAGTTTACAGTAAACACAAATTATAAGGGTAATGTAAACAAAATGCGAGCTTTTAAATGGGGTAATAGGTATTACGTTGGGTCTCGGACCTCTATTAACGATGAGTACATTACATCAGTAAAAAAGATATGAAGAATACACCAATAGAAGATATAATCGAGAAGATAAAGGGAGATGAGGCAATTAGTCCTGAGACCCGAAGCTATATAATCGCTACTTACTTGCGTCCGGAACTCAGAACAGAAAAGGAAGAGATCATGATTGCCTGGGTATACGGCACACTAGAAATCATGCATCCATTCAAAACGCCAGAGGAATATTTTAATCATACCTTCTTCAAGGATCGTTTACTATAAATTAGTATTATATTTGTTCCATGAGCGATATAACCAAATGCAAAGGCGATGGCTGTAAGAAGAAGAGGAGCTGCTACCGATTTTTGGCTCCGGCCTCAGACTACCAGTCTTACTTCATGGAATCCCCTGTCAAAGAAGACGGTACTTGTAGTCAGTACTGGGAAGTAAAAGCAGAACATAAAAAAGATGAAGACAAACAAAATAAATAAAAAGCAGTACTTACGTTACGTTAAGACATTCGCCTGGGCAATTAAAAAGAGCCAGACAGAAATCTCTGAAGCCGTACTTAAAAAGAGGATAGAAGATTATCCGGTAGATGCTAGAGATCTAAGAGATGCCATTACCTGCATAGAGACAGGAGAGGGACTGCGCCCTACCGGTACGAGCATAACCGATTTATACGCAATCAAAGAAGCATTACAACATATACAAAATGAAAGCACAGCAGTTATACCAGGAGATACAGAGTCTCAAGATGAACATGGATCCGGTACTAGTGAAGCGGATAGCCCGGTACTCGATAAGCCTAGTAAAAAAAGAGCTACAAGAAGTAGAAAAGGCAGCAAGGGTGAATCTGAGTGATCCGATTAGATTTTGGGATGAATTAGGTAAAGAAGTAGAAAAATTGTAAATTTGCACATATGACACCAGCACAATTTATCGGAACCCTACTTGCTAGTCGTGATGCTATGCACCTGGCACACTGGAACAGCAGAATATACTCAGAGCACAAAACTCTTGGAGAGTATTACGAAGGCATACTTGAGCTTACTGATAAGTTCGCAGAAGCGTATATGGGTGCCAATGATAGGGTAAGGATTGTTATTCCGGAGACCAAGGCAGAGAATGCTAGAGCACACCTAATGGGTCTCAGAAAGACTATTGATGCCGAATCAGAGAATTACGAAAGCGAATTAGAAAATATACTAGAGGAAATGTTGGCTCTTATAGATAGAACACTGTATTTGCTGACATTGACATAAGGGAAAAACCGCCAAGTTTAGATAGCCGGGTAACTCCGGCTTTTTTTTTCTTTGTCACAAATCTTCAAATTTCCGTGACATATCTTCATATCTTTTGTCACAAAAGTGGGGTAAATTTGTGACAGATTTGTAACAGAGTTAGGGATGTCGTATCTTTGTATATATGGACGAATTCAAAATCGTGATGGATTGGCTTGCTGTTTTTGCAGCTGCCCTTGCTTTGTTTGTGTTCTGGATGAGAGGGGTAGATAAATGAAAATAGCTAGATTACGCAAAAAGAGGAAGAGGAAATTAAACAATCCCTTGAATAATAAGGAGCTACGCCTCACGCTGCTGCGCATTCGTTATGCCAGAGTCAACCATATGGTTAAAGAGATAAAAAGATTATGTTTAGACTACCGCTTATTCTAGACGTTATCGCCTCAGATGGAAATGAGGAAGACCAGGAGTATCTGGAGGATTTGGGCCTCAGCTCGATTTATGAAGAACCCACCTTTCCTATTCTATTCTACCACATAGACCATATACACGAAGACATAAGAACAACAGAGGAAGAACCCCTATCTGTAATCTTCAGCGGAGGAGA